TCATTAAAAGGTTTCTCTCAGGGAGGATGGATCAATGGACCACAATCAGGATATCCCGTATCATTGGATGGAGGGAGATCAACCTCGTTTATCGGACATGGCTCTGAGTACGTCGCTAGAAAGAGCGATGGGGGAGCTTTCGTCGTTCCTTTTAATACTCCTGGAACAAAAACGCAACCCCACCTAACAGATAAACGACTGGGTGAAGCAAAAAGTTTAGGATATAAAGTTCCTGGATTTGCACAGGGTGGTAATTTAGATAAACAGATTTATTTCCACTGGACTGCTGGTGGATATAATTGGAAGAATGGTCCATATCACACAACTATTCAAGGTGATGGTAGTGCATATAGACACAAGGGTTATGATGAACATACTAACCATACTTACTACAGAAATCGTGGTAATGTAGGTATCTCCATGGCAGGTATGAAGGGATGGGATTGGGACAACTATGGTCCTAAAAACATTCAACTTCAAAATATGGCAAAGGAAGCATCTAACGTTGCTTTAGACTGGGGATGGGAACCAAAGCATATTAATATTAAGCGTGTAATGAATCACGCTGAAGCAGCATCAAATAAAGATGGTAGATCACCTCATGATAATTATGGTCCTACTTGGTGGGGTGGTACTGGTGAGCGTTCTGACTTACATAAACTATCTAAGAATGAAGCAGATGGCAGTGGTGGTGATAAACTTCGTGCCATGGTTAAAAAATATTTGGCAAAAGGTGAGAAGTATAATATTCCTAGTGCTGGTGGACCTGCTACTGATAATACTGGATCTGGTTCTACTAGACAGGGTGGAGAAATTTCTGGTTCCAAAGAATTTGAATACTTACAAAAACTCGTTTTAGCAGAAGCAGGTGGAGAAGGTTTAATTGGACAGGCATTGGTTGCTAGATCAGTTCTTAATAGAGCAGGACTAATTCAGGGCAGTGTAGTTAATCCTGGAATGTTTAACGCAAAGTCTGGTAGTATTACTGACGTTATCAATGCTTCTGGTCAGTATCAACCAGTACCAGCATCTATTAATGGTAATGGTAATGGAAGTATCAATAAACCAAGAACTAAAGCAGAGATGGACGCTGCAGCAACAGCGATTAAAATAGCACAAAATCCTGCAGGTCTTAGGGGTAGTCTTGAGGCACGGGGATTAGGACCAGATCAGATCAATTATTTGTTAGCAGCAACTGGATTTAGAACTGGTTCTGCAAAAAAAGATTCTTCTCAGAATGTCAACGTTGTTCAATTTGGTAATCATTTCTTCAATACTGCTGGCAATAAAACTCTACAAACACCAGTAAGTGAGATTGGTCCTGATGGCGGTACTAGTGGTCATAGAGGTTTAGATTCTCCTGTAGGAGAAGCAGCTGAAGAATCGAGTAAACCAAAATTTAAAATTAATTTAGGTCTCGGACCTGGATCTGATTCTAGATCTGGCATGGTGAGAAGGGGTGCTAGTTATACACATTCAGTAGATGCCCTCATTAGACAGGCTCAACAGGCAGATACTAATCAACGATTAGCAGCACTAAGAGGCGCAGTTCCTGGTGGTCCTACTGGTAATATGTCTAATTTAGGACCTGGAAAACGACCAGGTGCTAGTGATGTACAAAGACAGAGAGAATTGGCAAAACTAACTGAAGATAGAAATGCTGCCAAGGAAGGCATAAGTCAAAGAACTAGAGAGATGATTCAAGCTGTTATGGATCAGGTTGGAAGACAAAATGGTATGAATAGACAGCAGATTGGTGCTGCTCAGCAAGTGATTACACAACTAATGTCACAAGCGAGTGGACAACAGGAACAACATATGATGACTAGTAGTATGAGTGGTCGGGGAACCAGTCGTGTCAACGGAGTACAACAAACATCTGCAAAGGCGTTGAATTCCAACCTAAATCCAATTAAAGGTCTGATCAAATGAGTATTAAAAGAGAACAGGTTGGTGAAATTGATTTCACCCTGTTAGTTTATAGAAATGGTCAAAAACTTCAGAACTCTGAAGGTAGTTATGACCTGAAAGAATTTGTCAGAGGATTTGAGATCTTTGAAAGTATTGAAAATGCCACTATAGAAGCATCATTTATCTTTGAAGATGCTGCTGGTCTGATTGGTGCTTTAACTGGATCTGAGCAGTTTGCTCTCAATATTGTTGGTACGATCGTCGATAAGAGTTATAATTTTAGAAGTTATGAAATTGAATCTAGAACAAGAACTAATCAGGGTTCTGATGTATTCATAGTCAATTGTGCTTCTGATGAGTTTGTTCGTAATGAAGTTACAAATGTATTCGGAAACTCTGAAGTTATCTTTAAAAATGGAACCGAAGCATCTCAAATTGTAAAACAATTAGTTAAAAATCAAAAATATCTTTCTAGTGGTAAAAAAGTATACTTAGAAGAGACTTTAAACGATCATCATTTTGTTGCTCCAAACTGGAGACCCTTTGATGCAATTTATTGGATTGCACAAAGAACTATCAGAAAGAGTCAATCAGGTGGTGGATTTCAAAATGGTTTTGCTTTTTTTGAAAATGGACTTGGGTTTAATTTTAAGTCTATTGACAGAATGATTGAGGATATTAACGATCAATCTCCTACAGAAAAGACAAATACAAATACTGGAAAACCAAGATTGTATAGTTATTCATATAGTCCTAAGCGTGGCGATGATGGTTCTATGGACTCATACAAAATCAATGCCTTAACCTTTCCAAGCGAAAGAAACTTTTTGGAAGGTTTGAGACATGGTGCATGGTCTGGATTTAGTATTGGATTTGATCCTAATACTGTACCTAACTCTAAGATGGGAACCAGTACAGATATGTCCATTGATGCATATCGATATTCCCTGAAAGAGTTGTGGTCAAACATGTCTCACTTAGGTAAGAACTCTACAAATCCATTTGAAAAAGCAGATGATAATGTTAAAAATTTAGTTGATTATCCAAAGAGGGTTAGATATACTATCCTACCTAATCAGATTTTCGATCCTAAGTTTCAACAGAATGCAGACACTAACTATGAAGCATTGGTAGAACTTCAAGCATATCAGTGGATGAGATTTGAATCGTTGAAGACTATCAAACTTAAAATTAAAATTCCTGGTAATTTAGATCTGTATGCAGGTCATGGAATCAACATAGTTATACCTGCAACCACTAGAAGTGGTAGTAAAACTCAGATAGATAAAAAATATAGTGGAAGATATATGATTGCTTCCTTGACACATAGTTCTACAGGAACTATCCTAGAGACGGAACTATTCCTGGTTAAGGATTCAGTTCTAAAATAAATAGTAACGTATCAGTAGTATACAAATATGGAATCCATCGAAAAGCATATCGAGGCTGATAAGCAGATTCTCGATAACCCAAACACAAATCCTCAAATGCGTCGTCACATTGAAAGCGAACTGCATGATCTTGAGGAATACAAAGAGCACCATAAAAAGGAAATCGAAGCGGGTGACCATCATGACCCTACATACCTTGAGCTCTATTGCGACCAATTCCCATCGGAACCTGAATGCCTAGTGTATGACGATTGATGATTTTTTATTAGGGCACTGGACAAACAAATATCAAGCACAATCTTCTCCACATTGTTATGCTCAAGTAGAAACAATATGGGAGAAGATTGATGGTGGGTATCATTCAAAAAACTTTTATAGAAAGGATGGTCCCAGCAATCCATATCGAGAAAGATATCACAAACTCGTAGTCATCTCAGAAACTGAAGTTGTCTTTGAAAATTACGATCTAGACTGGACACGATCAGAAAATTGTGATATGATGTTCTCATTCGACGGCACTGCATGGCACGGACGTTTAGTCGGTGATAAATGCACTGGTGTTAAAGGATATCGTGTTGAATCTATGATGTCTCTCTATGGTACTAAATTACATAGTAGAGATAGAGGATTTAATACAAATGGAGAAATGGTGTGGGGATCTCACAATCCTTACAAATTTATCCGAACGGGAGATTAGCTCAGCGGTAGAGCACCTCGTTTACACCGAGATTGTCACAAGTTCGATCCTTGTATCTCCCATATTATGAACATTCAGTATTTAAAAGAACCTTTCCCCCACATCATTATTGACAATCATTATGATGATTGGCAACAAAAAGAAATTTGGGAAGAGTTAGATTATCTTACACATCCTAGTAGGATGGTAAAAAGTAGTGCTGGAGATGGAGCACTATCTCCTGATGGAGAATTGCTTAAAGACAATTATGTTGTATGGGTAGATGATTTTTTCACTGACAGAAATCATTCTAGCATTTTAAGGAATACTGCTAAAATGTATGAAAATGATCTGCAAATATTGAAAGATCATGGACACTGGTATTTTTCTGCGCGAAATCTTTCTGCATACAATACTCAACTTTGTTACTATGAAGATAGTAATTCATATAAACCTCATTGGGATGTTTCTATTGTCACAACTCTAACTTGGTTTTATAAAAAACCTAGAGCATTTAGAGGTGGAGATTTAATTTTTCCTGAATTTGACTATAAGGTAGATCTAGACTATAATAGAACTTTGATCTTCCCATCTCCATTGATGCATGAGGTAACTCCTATCAAAATGAAACGACAAGGTGAAAAACTTGGTAGATATTGTATCAGTCAATTCATTATTTGTGAGCAAAATCAGCGATGATTAAAGCAGTCAGTCCTAACAATCTTGGATGGTTAGAAAAAAAATTATCTCGCCAAGAAAAGATACATTTATGGGAATGTATCGAAAGCGGAGGTGAGGACTTAAAAGAAAAACTAGCAGGAAATATTTCCACTAGTCATGTGATTCCTGACACTGATGATTGGTTCTTCGATAATACATTGATAGAACTGATAGAAAGATATGGTCAAGAATTTGTTGACTTAACTAGATCATTGCCTACAACAGAAGTCCTTCCTATATGTTTGGATAAAATGTGGGTTAACTATCAGAACCAATATGAATTCAACCCAATGCATGATCATACTGGTATCTATAGTTTTGTAATCTGGATGAAAATTCCTACTAAATTTGAAGAGCAAAAGAAATTACCATTTGCTCGATCAAATTCTATGGACATCTCTAATTTTCAATTTGTCATTACAAATATTTTAGGTCAACCTTGTCCTTACACATATTTTATGTCACCTGAATATGAAGGAACTATGTTATTTTTCCCATCTAAACTAACACATATAGTATATCCTTTCTATAATTGTGATGACCAACGTATCTCTATCTCAGGCAATTTGTCTTTAAAAGTATGAAAAACACCATTATTGCTGGACTTCTTCTCGGTATGGCACATGGATTCTCCATGCCTGTACAAGCAGAGGGTAAGATTACTAAAGGATACTACACCATGGACGCCATGGGTTGTATGCTTCTTAAAGAATGCACCAAGGATGTAGAAAGGATCAACTCATCTATTGATCTCGAACATGCATTTCCACAATCTAATTGGGATCCAGTCAAAGATGAGTTTGATCAGATTATGATCGCCTTTAAGAAGATTGGTGTTCATGTTCACCTTGCTGATGAAAAGTATTTTCCTGTAGGACATCGTGGTGTCTATCATACTGTAAGTAATCACTTCTATCTCAATCGCTCATATGTGTATCGCCCACACATCCTGATGAGTGTTGTTCGTCATGAAGGTTGGCACGCTGCACAGGATTGTATGGCAGGCACCATCAAGAATAATATGATCGCTATTATCAAACCTGAAGACGATGTGCCTATGATTTGGAAAGAAATGGTCAAGCGCACTTATCCTGCACACGCACAACCCTGGGAAGCAGAAGCAACCTGGGCAGGCAAAACTGAGAATATGACACAGGAAGCATTAGAGTCCTGTGCTCGTGGCACTATGTGGACTGATTATAATCCTACACCCATGACTGGTGAATGGTTAAAAGAAAACGGATACCTTACTAAATAAACTTATAGGATATAAACCTTAAATAAATGGCAACAATTGATGGTATTATCAATGAACCTTCAGTAAATTTTGTCGGTAGAGACGGATTTTTCTGGTGGGTTGGTGAAGTAGAAGACAACGAAGATCCAATGGAACTCGGACGCTGTAAGGTTCGGGTTCTCGGATATTACACGAACGTTCGTGGTGGAACTACTGCTGATTTGCCAACTAAAGAAATTCCTTGGGCAACTGTTCTACAACATACTTCTCAGGCAGGTAATGATGGTCAGGGTGAAAGTTCTGGTCAATTACAACCTGGCGCTATTGTTATGGGATTCTTCATGGATGGAGAATCTGCACAGATGCCCATTGTGATTGGCGTCTTGCGTGTAAATAAATCTCCAGAATCTGCAGATAAGAAAGTATTTGCATTTACTGGTGAATACATGGAACCAGGCATCGCACCCAATGCATCTGCTTTGAATCCAACTTCACCAAACTCTGTTACTGCTAGAACTAAATCAGAAGGATATAATCGTCAGGGTAATAATAACTCAGTATCATTGCCTGCTAGTAAGACAACAGGTGTTCAAGGTGCTGGTTCTCCAAATAGTATTGCTACAACTCCTGGTGTTGCTGGTAGTAGTGCTAACCCTGTAAAACCAAGAAATCCAGAAAAACCAATTCCTGCTGCTAATGGTGTTGGTGGTCCATGGAAAACTTTAGAGTATCAATTATCTTATCTTGTAGAAGATCTAGCAGATACGGCAGGTAATCTAGTTAAAGCAGAAGATGGTGACTTCTTAGATATTGTTTCTGGAAAACTGGTTACTGCAAAGGCATTGACTGCAAAGATTCAAAACTTTTTGAGTGCAGTATTTACGCAGGTTGTTTCTGCAGTTCGTCAATCAATTGCTAACTTAGCAGAGCAACTGCAACTCGTTAACCTTTTAGGCGGTGCTACTGGTGTTCCGTTTATTATCTTTACTGCTATTCAACAGGCAGTCGTACAGATTCTATCTTCTCTATGTAATATTGACTCTAACTTGATTGGTTACATCTCTGATCCTATTGGAAGTCTTACTAATATTGTTAATTCATTCTTGGATGGAATCATTGATAAGGCAGCAATGGTTCTTCAGGGTGTTCAGGAAATCATTGATAGTATCGTCTGCAGTGTAAATAACATCCTTGATCAAGTTCTTTCAATTGTTGATACAGTTTCAACTATTGTTCAGGGTGTTCAGCAAGCACAAGAAATTATTGAAGCATGGAAATCTGGTAGTGCTATTTTCTCAGAAGGAACAGACTTAATCAAGAATGGAATCAGTAGCATCACTGGTCTCATTGCTATGTTTATTAAGTTTGCTGCTGGTAATTGCGACAGAACTTCTGATGGTGGTGTAGATACAGTTGGTTGGTTCCCTCTCTTTGGTGTTACACATTGTACACCTGAAGAATTAGAAGAAATTAATAAAATCCGAGGAAAACAAAGAGGGAGTTGTGGCAATAATAGTGGTGGTGGAAGTTTAATCGATAACATCATTGCTGAAGCAGATCCATATATGACTGCTGCAAAAACATGGATTAATGGTGCATATGAGATGTATGTTGGTACACCAGGTAGACAAGCAAGTCTAAAAAAAGATACCAACGGAACTACACACCTCGCAGTTAAAACTAACAATCATGAGTATGCTAAACATGTAGCATATAAAAAGATTCGTGAAGAGAACAAAGATCTCAGTGACGAAGAAGCACAAAAATTAGCAGATCAAACCGCAAAGCAAAATAATAGTGGTAAAGGTGATACTGGTAATTTAGTTGCAAACCACTCAACTTATGCAGGTAACTACACTCAAGAAATTCATGGTGATGATTGTAAAACAGTTGACAATGATAAGGTTGTCAATGTAAATGGCGATTACTTCTTGAAAGTTACAGGTGACATGCACCTTGAAGTTGGTGGTGGTTTATTCGTTGATGCTGAAGGTGCTCCTAAGGTAGTTGATAAGAATGGTGAGGATAAAAGCACTAAGATTCAAAAGCATACACTCAAATTTGGATCTGATGTTGATATCAACGTTGTTGGTGCTAAACTTGAAGCACAAGCATCCGAAATTAACCTCGCATCACAATCCACTAAAATTACTGGTGCATTGTATGAAAACTCTTGTAGTCAGCAAAGTATGTCTGGTGCAGAAATTATCTGTACAGGATCTAATAGTATCAGTTTGATTACAACAACACTGAATGAAACTATTAACATGCTTAGTGCAGGTATTCCTCCTGCAAAAGCAGGTATCTTCAGACTAGTAAAAGGATCTGTAGAAACTATCATGTCTCCTGCTGGTTCTGCTGCTGATGCTGTTCCTCGGTATACTATTTCAAATACTGCGGGTCTTAAAGCAGAAAACTATGGTCTTACTTCTGTATGTGACGTTAAAGGTGCATACACATTAACTGTTGGTGGTGTCGCTACTACAAAAGTTGGTGGCGTTTGTAGTATCTCTGCTGGTGGTGCGATGAATCTCATCGCGAAAGGCAAAATGATCATTGGAGCACCAACTATTTACTTAAACTAATTATGACAAATTGGCAAATTCTTCCGATGTTTGCTCGTCCGATAGCAATCACGAAGATTGATGATGAAAAAACTAAAGCAGTTCAAAAACTTGCATCTAATGTGATGTGGTTTGCTTCAAAAGAACATCAGGATATTGAGATAGCATATTCTAAGAAGGATAATATCCTTAAAGGAGAACTGCAGGAATATTTTCTCGACCTTTCTGCAGACTTAATTGGTGAGTTTGGGTATCAATGTGATATTCAAATGACTAGATCATACTTCCGAAAGTCTGATCCATCAGGATTTACTTGGGAAGATTGTAACCCAGGATCTTGGTTTACTGCTATTTTCTGGTGGGAAGATTATGCGGAAGAATCTGGTGCAA